CCTTCTTTAGCCGCTGTTACATCAGCGTTACCGGCAGTGCCGTCACCTGAATAAGCAGTAGCAATCTTGAATGGTGATAATGCTTCGTCGCCTGCTGTTACATCGTTAGCAGTGCCTGTAGCATTGTTTGTTTCTGCATAACGCACTCTTAATGTATGGATTTGACCAACTGGGCCTGTCATTGGTTGTACACCAACGATTTCGTTTGCGATCACTGTTGGCATAACTCGACGAATAACTGGTAGAATTACACGGTTAAGTGTTGCTACGTTACCAGCTGTTGTTGTGCCAGCCGCTGATGTCTCCATCAAGTGCTTCTTGGTGTTTTCTAAAACAACACCCATTGCGTTTCTTTTATTACCTTGGAGGCCTTCTAATAATGCTTCTTTAGTTTCACCCCAACGGCTTTCAAGTAGTTCTTGTGACATATCTTTCTCCTAATGTCTTTACTTATAGTCCGGCCAATTTGCGTAAGTCGATGACCTGTGTGTCTTCGTCTTTCGCTTCAACTGGCGCAGGTTTATCCCCAGTAACTTCCTTAACTGATTCTGTAAGTGTTGCTTTCTTAGACTTCACTACATTCTCATTAAGCACCGCTGGGAGATACTTGTTAAAAGCATTCTCTAATTTCTTAGTTTGAACGCCTTCTAATAAATTACGCATCACTTCTGCTTTCTCGTCATTCAACGTTTCAAGCAACTCGTCTAACTTAGCGTTACGCTCGTTAGTTTCGTTGATAATGCGGATATCTTTTTCTTTGGCTTCGACCAACGCTTTGGTTTCGTCGAGTGCCTTGGTTGATTCCTCTAATTGCTGGTTCTTCTCTTCGATTGTAGCCATCAACTTGCGGATCTCAGCATTCTCATTTAAATGAGTGCCTGCGAATTCACTAGCAAATGTTTCGAAGATCTTTCTACCAAAACTGTTCTCACGAGCAATCTTGATATCTTCCTGTAATTGAGAAAGTTCAGCTTTCAAGTGCTTGGCAACAGCAGTTGACATCTTCTCGCTTGATTCTGTAACGAACTTAGTTTTAAGTTCTTCTAGTTTCTCACGAGCTTCTGCTACAAGTTTAACTTTAGTCTCTACAACGTCCTGTTTATCTTGAGCAAATTCTTTGATTTCTTCTGCTAATTGAGCAACAACAAAGTTTTCCAATTTTTCCATTGTAGCACCATGTTGTTTACGGTCTTCACGAAGATCTTTGATTTCTTCAGCCAACTTAGTAACCATAAAGTTATTAAATTTTTCTGCTGATTCTTTCATTTTGTTAACTTGGTTAACACGGTCTTCTGCTAATTTGGCTTTTTCTTCCTGCATTTCAGCCATTTCGGTTTTCAAACTTTCAGTTACCATGCGATCGATTGCTTCAACCATTGTTTGTTTATCATGCTCATACTTTTGAGCGAACTCCTCACGAAGTTCAGCACGAACAGATTCGCGAGTTTCTTCTAACTTAGATTCCCATGCTTCTGATATTTCAGCACGTGTCTCCTCGTTAACTAGGTCGCTATCTAATAATGGTTTTAGTACATCTAGCATGCCATTCTCCTATTAAGCCTTCAGTTCTTTGATGAGTCGCATAACTTCACTCTTCAAATAACGTTGTACTTTAGCATCACCACTAGCCTCTCTCGCCATCTCTAAAACATTATGACCGTGTCTCATGTTAATGAGACCTTCATAAATTGCTGTAGGATAAGCATTTGGAGCACTTGGTTGTGACACGATGTCAACAGTGATAATTTCAAAATCACTGACTTGTCCTGAGTCTTCGTTAACGTTTCCGCTACCTCGACTCGAAACTCCTAACTTCACACCCGACTCAAGCATAGTTTTCACTAGTTGACCCATCGGTGTTGGTAGAATCTTTAGTTTACCACATCCATTTGGACCGTCCATCCACATACTTTCAATCATATGCGATACACGATCAAGGTTGATTTTTAAATCATCTGGGTGATCAACTTCGCCTAAAACGCTATATCCACCTGATACTTGTTCGTTCAGTGTTTTAACTGCACTTTCAATTTCAGTTACTGGATATACACGTTCGTTAGCGTTTTTTACACCACCCTGGATGCAGATACCTTTCATGTATAAATCTTTACCTTCTTGGCTAGACTCAACAATTATGTTGGCCGCATTAAAGTTAAGATGTTCTTTTAAATATATGTTTGACATATAAGGTATCCTCGTTTAAAAGTTTAAATTAAACTTTCTTAAGATCTGGCTCTGTAGTAGCGCCTTGATCTTGTGCTTGAGGTGTTGCTGAACCTTTTTCTTCACCTTTTGATGCTTGTGGTTTAGCCACTGCACCTTTAGCACCGGCGTTAGCCGCTACTGGTGATTTAGTTTGGTCTGCACCTTCTTTTGTTTCTGGCTTTGTAGCTGGCTTAAGATCTGCACCTTCTTCAAGTGCTTCTTCTTCAGCAACTTCTTCAGCGTCTTCAACAACTTCTTCTGTTGTTTCTTCAGATTCCATAGGAACTTCCATTTCCATTTCTTCTGGTTCGCCTTCTTCAGCTTCTGGTTCGCCTTCTTCTTTTTCGTCGGTCATTAATTCTTCAAACTCAGCCATTAATTCGTCTAGTTTGTCTTCTAAGTCTACTACGCGGTCTTCTAACTCTTCATGATCTTCTTCATGTTCGTCAGTTTCGCCGTCTTCGTCGTAGTCAACTTCTTCTTCTGAAATACCTTCTTCATCAGCTTCAATATCTGAGATTAAATCATCAGCTTCGTCGCCACCAACTTCTTGTTCTGTTTCAATTGATTCTTCAACTTCTTCGTCAGTTGATTCAGCAACTTCTTCTGTTGCTTCTTCTTCTGCCATTAACTCTTCGTAGATGTCACGTGACTTTTCAACCACTACATCATGGAAAAGCTCTTTAGCTTTTTCTTCTTCGTCGTTAATGATATACTCAATTAACTGTTCAAATTTATTTTCCATGTTTTTTTGTCTCCATA